AAGGGACGTTTTTATTTTTTAATTTTTAACACAATTCGAATATATCTAATTTTAATTAAGCAAAATGGAGGACACTCTAAACATTTTGATTGAAATTACAGATGATTTAACTGAAAATTTATATAATTATAGGAACTTGAAAATAAAGTTTAACGAATATGATGATGAAGATTTGTTTAGATTTTTTCAAATAAATTTAAAGATGAGACATGATTTATTTCATTATTTAGTTTTAAATTCCTTAGGATTTTGTTGGCAGGAAGAAAAAAAGATTGGTGATTTCTTTCCAAATATATCATTTGCAAATTTGACACCAGATATATTTATAAAAATTGACGATTGTTACGTTATAATTGATGTTTCTATAACAATTGATAAATATAAAACAGAAAAGAATAAATTTGATAAATATATGCCTTTATGTGAAAAAATAAAAGAAATGGGGTTTGAGAGTGTTTACATTCATTTGAATTTGTCAAAATTATCGGATGTATATGTTGAAATTAAAAAAATAGAAAAATATATGATAAAGGAATTTGATTTTAATGCTTATAATGAAATATTTGAAATTTACAATGAAAATAGGAATTTTATAAATAGATATATAAGTTCAGAATATATAAATAAAGTTATAAATTTTAAAGAATATGAGGAAAATTTGAAAGGTAAAATAAAAGATACTGATATAGATGAAGCTGATTTGAATAATTGTATTAAAAGATACCCCGAAATTGATGATTATGACTATTTTAATAATTTGGATGAGGATGATTTTGTTTTATATTTAAGAAATATATTAAATGATAAAAGTTCTGAAATTTATAATAAATATAAGGATGAGGTTAATTCCAAAAAACAATATACTGAAGCATTTCAAGATATTTCTGCAGAAAATGAAAATGAAAAGAAGTTTGATATCAAAGGGCCATCACCAACTCATCATTTTTTATTACAACATTATGAGGAAACTGATCTTATGCCTTGTTTGAAAGGAAAATCATCCGAGCAAGAAATGATCTTGAATTTTATGAATTTTATATCCAATTCCAGTTGTAGTTCAGGATCAGATTATAAATATCATTTTATTAAAGAATTGTTTCAGTACACTATTGAAGCTTTAAAAATACCAATGAACAATAATATGTTTATGAGAGGTTATTTCATGAGTGAAGAAGAAGACATGAAAATGAAAAAGGAATTTTTTAATTTGAAGGAAAGTAAGAAAATAGAAGGTGGTTTTAGGGAATTTGTTATAAGTAAAAAAAACAATAATAATATTAAATTAAAGAATGATCATTGTTGTAAACAGAAAAAATCCATCAAACTTAAAGGTGATTTAAACATGGATTTTAGAAAGAATATAGAGGAAGCTGGTGTTGGTAAAAAAAAAGACAGAGAATATGCAACAAAATTTACAACTATATCTGAGGAAAATAAAATATATGTTGATAATATGATTGATTATTTAAAAACACCAATTGAAAGAACTTATAGAGAAGAAGAATGGTTGAATTGTGACTCTGGAGTAGATGATGAAATGGCACAAAAATTAAAGAATATTTCCAAAGAAGAATATCTACCTTTTTACAATAATTTTAAAAACACAGTATGTTATAATTATATGAAAACAGCTCATTTCTTTGCACAAGAATTAATGCATATTCAATTATTCAATAACAAGAGTCAAAGAAAAGAATTTCATTTTTTCAATTGTGGTCAGAGTAATGTCTTATATATTATGATGAATAGTTATGCTGAGGGTTTGAAAGATATGGGTAAACCTTATATGTGTGTTGTTATAACAAAAAAACCAGATTTTTATAGCCCTTTCTTCGGAAAAACAACAAAATTACCTTTGGATGATGGTTATCACCTTGTTATAAGCAACTGGATGAGATTACCTTCTTTTAAAATTATACATATGAGAGATTCTTTTTATTCAGTATTGTCTAGTACGATGAATAGTATAATGTCTTTGTACAAGAGAGGTGACAAAAGTCTTCTTAATCAAAAATACAACAAAATCTATGCTTTGAGAGCTATAATATCATTAGCAACAAATCAAAAAATTGGGGAATATTTGATGAATGTGAGGTATGCTTATATGTCATCTTTTTCTTCATATACAAATATCTTTGAACTACTAAAAGACAAGTTTTCTCCACCTTATAAAAATTGTCTAATAATATGGATCATCATGAAATTAAAGGAGAATTTACCCACAATATTTGAAGAGGTTGTTTTGAAGGAAAAAATAAAATTTGTAAAACCAAGGTACGATAATGATAAACGAAGAATAGAAAGTATAGGGGGAGACATAGACTTAAAATCATTATGGGGTGATTACAGATTAAATGATGTGAATGAAATATTGGATGAGGCTTTCTTATATGTCCACACTATAAAAGAACCCTCTGACATCTATAGGGAACAGGTTAAAGCAATACAAACCATAATAAAATTTCAAACTGAATTTGATAATTTGAATGAAAAGGTTAAAAAAGGTAAAATATCTACACATAAAGAATTTGATGACTTTTTAATGAATGATTCTTCAATAGGTTGTTGTGGCAAAATAATTTTTAAATCAACTCAAAATTATCTGAACAAATTGAATATTGATTATAGTGTGGTGGTGAATGATGTTCTTAAAGAAAATATTTCTGAAATTATAAGTACAAAAGCTGTAATTCATGATATTGAGAGAAAACTTGTAGAATTTAAAGAAACAACAACAGATAAGGAAATAAAAATGAGAATTTTTGATAAATACAAACAAGAAATTGATGATGATAAAGATCATATGAAAATGAGATTAGTTACAAATGCCCAATATTATAATAATTACAAATCAAGACAAAAAGTTTTTGAAACAATTCTAAATATTGTTGAAAATAATGAAAAAATTAAAACTGTACATGATTTAGCTAAACAATGTATTGAAAAGAACAATGATACTTTGGCTGATATTTGTATTAAATCTCAATATGGTTCCAAAAGAGAATTTTATGTTGTGGATATTGAATCAAAAGCTTTAGCAAGACTTTGTGAAAACTTCTTCAAAATGGTTTGTAGTAAAACAGAACATGAAATGATTTCTGTTCCAGGTGACAAAAAGATGTTAAAAATGCAAAAAATTCTTGACAATTCTTTTAAAAATAATTTGGATAATAAAAAAATAAGGTTTGTAAATGGTGATTGTACAAAATGGTCAGCAGCAGAGACAATGGCATCTTTTACTTCTATGACAATGGCTTTTAAGGAAAGACTGCCACCAAAATTTTATAAAATGTTACAATGTACATTTGCAAAATGGGCCACAAAAGAAATTCAAGTACCAACCGAAGTAATGAATAAAACTTTTGCTTTAACTGAGGAAACAAAATATTTGAATGATGAATATACAAAAAAGACAGGTAAGATAAAAAGCACACAAAATTTCCTGCAAGGGATGTTTAATTACTCGTCTTCTTTCAAAGCTGTTTGTTGCAATGATTATACGTACACACTTTGGAGGAAAATATACCCAAATTCCACTTTGGAAGTGAATCACATGGAGCACTCTGATGATTATGCTTTAATTATAATATATGAGAATGAAGAGGAATTTGTGAAGTTTAGAACACTTCAAAAAATGATGATGAAATTTCATGGTTATAATGATAGTGTAAGAAAAACTAGCTGCCAAAATGTCTTTATGGAATTTGTTTCGTTAATGTCTTTTAATGGTGTAATGTTGTATCCACAAATAAAAAAAACAAAAGAAGTTAATTTAAATCTTCCTTGTACAGGGTATAGACAAGACATAGATTCTGCTCTTTCTAGAGTTGGTGAATGTATGAGAATGGGATGCAATCAATCTTTTTTGTATTTTTTCCAAAAACTACATGTATATTGTGTTGCAGAAGCTTATTCGTTATTACCATCAATGAGAAACAATAGAGGGGAAAATTATCATGATTTAATGAAGAAACCATGTGAAATTTATGGTTTACCAGATTGTTTACCACTTTTTTCATTATATTGTAAAGGAAATGTTAATAATTATAGGTTGTTTCATTATGGTGAAAACAATGTAAAATCACTTCTTTTACAGATGTATTTATATGCATTAGATACAAATGATAATAGTGATTTTGATGTTAATGATCAGTATGCAACTTCTTTAATGAATTTGAATTTTAGTTACTCAAAGGATAACAAGGTTTTAGATAAAATAAAATCAAATTTAAATTGGAGTTACGATGAAGCTGAAAAATTTTGGAAAGAACACTGTTCCTACAGATTCATTAAACCACATGATACCGATAATTTAATAAAATGGACAAAATCTATGTTTTATAATAAGATTTTCACAGAAGCTTATTCTTATTTAAATAGGGTTCAAATGACAATGAGATTATCCAGATATGTGTCAAAAGAAGTTGTTAGTTTCAAAAACAAAGATTTGAAAGAAGAAATAAGATCGAATTTGTCATACACCATACTTGATTCAATGAGAAAAATTGATGAAAAACTTTTTATGTATAAAATAAAAGCAGATGAAATTGTTAAAAACCCCGACATAGAAAAAAACAATTTAAATTCCTTTTTGAGAATTATAACGAAAAACGACCCAACCTACTCAGCCATTTACTCATTATTGAAATATTTGAAGATAGAAAAATCCCATTTTAAAAAAAGAAACATTCAAATTGCCACTCTGACACCAAACAAAATAACAACATTTCATATTGTAAATGAACCAGGAGCAATTATTCAATACTTACACAATAAAGAAGATTTTGAAAAAGATAATAGGAACATAATTTCAATTGAGTCATTATTAAGAGATATTGAAATATTGGAAAAAAGATTGAAAAATGTTTTAAAATCAGATAAACCAATTGACATTTTGACAGTTTATAATGAAATTATTCTTTCAAAAGCAAGACCAATACCTATGATAGGGTTTGACAAGGAATCAAGATTGCTTGATGATAATATAAAGAATATTCTAATAAATAATTATTTCGTTGAAACCACAGCTGAAGTTTTCTTCAAAGGAATAACAGAAGTAAGAGATACCACAACAAATGAAATTGTATACAAAAAATCCATTTTTAAAAGCACAGATTATAATAGAATGAATTTGGAAAATATAGCTTTAATTTATTCCTTCCTTAAAATAATTTTGAACAAATCAAACACGGAAATTAGAGAAATTCTTAGTTCCTATGAGTTTTTAACTGACGAGGAAGAAAATAAATACACAGACTATAAAGGGGTACTTGATATTTATAATAATAATTACATAAAACAAGGGAAATTGTTTATAACAGAGCTCAAGACTTGTGCATATTTAAAAGCTGCTTTAATGAATGATTACACCGCCATCGAGTATTATACAAGTAAATATTACACCTATTATTGTGATTATATTGAAAAAGGAATTTATGAGCATTCAAACAAAACTTATAAAGGTATAACCAGAGTGCATATAAAATATGGTGATCAAAATTTTAATGTTTATCAAAAAAACAGTGAAACACCAATATTAATATGTTCAACTCAGAATATAAATAAATTAAAGGTTATATATAACATGGCATTAAAAACTTGTTACAGAATGGAAGAGGATAAATTCAAAGATGAGTTTTTTAAAGACAATTTAAATAATTATAAAATTGACTATAATAATTTTAAATTTGAAAAAGATATGATGTTAAATGGTTATAAAATAAAAGAAATTTTGGTTAAAACTAAAATGAATTATCTAGTTTTTATGAGTGTTAATAGGATTCATATTGAAAACCCTGATTGTGTATACCCTATATTTAGAACTTATGAATTTATCAAAGATAGACAAGCAAATAAAAATAAACATTATATATGGACAACAAGAATAAATGATGATAATCTTTCTGTGTACAGTGGTAGATCAAAAATAATCGTTTTACCTTTTTGGAGGTGTAGACAATCCTTAAGCATAAAATTAAATTCCAATTGTGAAAATAAAAAATTGTTTAATGGTATAAATTTGACAACAATAATAACAAACAATTTCATCTCTAATTATTACAACAGAAAATACAATTATTTGAAATTTGACAATTTTGATTACAATGACTTAGATGAGAATGAAATAGATATTGAACTCAGTTATAAGTATTATTATAATTTTTTCAAGAAAATATACTTCAATTCTAACAACAATTTTGATGACATGCTTTTAACAAAGGAAAATTTGATTTTTGATTCTGAAAATGAAGATAATCATGATAATGACATGGGAAATTTGATTAATGATGATGATGATGAAAACATTGTGGTTGGTGGCTTTTTAAATGAAGACAACCATGACCCTGATTTAGATGAGATATACACTAGTTATAATATAAATACTGACTATCTTATAAATTCATTTGATTTAATATTACCCAATCAGAAAAATTCAAATGTTAAAAATAAAAAACCAGTGTACGAGGTGGATGATAAAATTAATTATATTATAAAAACACTGAAATCCCAAAATTTTAAAATTATAGTGTGGTTGAGTAATTTTTTCCATAAAATAAATGAAACAATGTCTATGAAAACCTCCATATGTTTAATTGAATTTTTCAAAAAAAGTTGTTATAATACGAACGCACATATAAAATTGGCAATATTGTATTGTTGTAATCATAAACTTTTAGAATACAGAAACAAAAATTCCAAATATGCAATTATTCCGATTAAAAATTGTGGTGAGGATGATTTTGGTTTTTATGTAAAGAAAATTGTAAAAAATCCTGGTGAAGACATTGAAAAAATTTCACATAATTATACCGTTGAAGCAATTGAAAACACTAATAATTATTTTGTTTATGTTGAATGTGAATTTGAAAGATTTAAAGCTATGATTGATACTGAATTAGCAGAAATAGAAAAAATAAATAATGATATTTCTATAAGGAAAAATATTTTTAATACTATGATCAAATCGATATATGAAAATGATTTCGAAACATTTCAAATGGAAAATAATTCAATGAGTGAAAAAGATATCATGGCAAGATTAGGGATGCTCATTTAAATCTTATTAACATATTGAAAACAAAAATAAAATAAACAGAAAAAATAAAAAACGTC